CATGGATTTCCCTGGCGCCGACGTTATCGCCGACCGCCTGGCTGCTATGAACCCGCTGGCCAAGATCGACGAAAAGTCACCAATCCCGCCGCAAGTGCAAATGAAAATGATGCAATTGCAAAAGATGGTGGAAGACCAGCAACAGCAAATGCAAATGATGGGCCTGGACATAAAGTACGGCATGACCAAAGAAGGTGTGCGCCAGGAAGGCGAAACCCGCCGCGAACTTATCAAAGGCATTGCCAGGGCGCACAACACCGAAACAATTGCCGAAGTCAAGGTCAACGACCAAAACACCAGGTCGATCACCAGCCAAAACAAAACGGAAATCGAAGCGATTGTCAAACTGTTGTTGGCCAATATGTCGCCAGGCGACCTGGTGCAAAAAATTGACCAAATGAACGCCGAACAATATGCTTATTCGGAAGTGGCTGCCCAGGATATTCACCAGGGTTCAAGCCCGTTTATTGGGCAAATGGATATGGCGTCGGGCCTTGGTGGTCAAATGCCGCAACAGCCACAAATGGCGCCTGAAATGCAGCCGCAGCCGCAGCCACAAATGGGAATGCCGCAATAGTTGACAATACAAATGATTTCGGTTAACAATTGACCAAAGCCTACCAATGGGTTTTCATTGGGTTGATTCGTAGGGATACGTATGTCCGAAGTGCAAGAACGTGTCGCCGGTAACCTGGTGACAAGTGACAATTTAGCGGAATTCACCGCCCGTAAACTTGGATTAGTTGACGCGAAGCCGGAAGACACCGTGGCGCCAGCAGACGACGGGGAAACCCACGCTGCCGACGAGCCGGAAACCAAGGCCGATCAGAGTGATTCAGACGGGGAAGGGAATGAGGCGACCGTAGAAGACGATCAAAAGGAACGCAAGGCGAACCCGAAGATCGAAAGGCGCTTTTCAGAGATAACCAAGCAACGCGAGGCCGCCAAAGCCGAAGCCCAAAGGGAACGCGAAGCAAGGGAATCATTGGAAGCCAGGCTGAAGGAACTGGAAAACAAAGCCAACCCCCAGGCGAAAGCCCAGGACGACTTTGGGCCGGAACCCAAGCCTGAAGAATTCAACGATATGTTCGAATACGCGAAAGCGTTGGCCGAATATACCGCTGATAAAAGAATGATGGAACGGGATAGGCAAGTTGAAGACCGCAAGGCCGCGGAAGCCAGGCAAACATTTGAAAAAGCCTGGGCCGACCGCGTGAATGCAGCGCGAAGCACATTGCCGGATTTCGACGACATGGTTCAGTCAAGCGACGTATCAATATCTGATCCGGTGCGCGACGCAATCATGGATAGTGATGTGGGGCCACAAATCCTTTATCACTTGGCCGAAAATCCCGACTTTGCCAGGAAACTTGGCGAAGGTTCAGTCATTCAAGCCCTTCGACAAATCGGCAGACTTGAGGTGCAGTTTGAGAAAACAGCCCCCAAAGCCAGCGCACCGGACGTGAAATCAACCGCGGTGAAATCAAAAGCGCCAGCGCCAATCAGCCCGATTCGCGGCGCCGTTTCCAAGACGGACAATAACGTGGATGCCGACGGCAATTTCCACGGTACATTTGCCCAATGGAAAGCGGCCCGCCAAAACAGGCAGATTCGCTGACAATTAAACCCTTTTCAATTAGGAAAACAAAATGTCTGGAAATAACTTACTGACGATTTCGAAAATCACCAATGAAGCATTGATGGTTCTAGAAAACGAATTGACGTTCACAAATAACGTCACCCGCGAATACGACGACCAATTTGCTGTCACCGGCGCCAAAATCGGTAACACTTTGAACGTCCGTCGTCCTGGCCGATTCATCGGCACGACCGGCCCCGCGCTGAACGTTGAAGACTTCAACGAAACCAGCGTACCTGTAACCTTAAGTACTCAGTTTCACGTCGACACCCAATTTACAACCCAGGATTTGGCTTTGTCTTTGGATATGTTCAGCGACCGCGTGTTGAAACCCGCTGTTGCCGCCATCGCCAACAAAATGGACTTGGACGGCCTGACAATGGCGAAAAACAACGTGGCCAACATCGTTGGAACCGCTGGTACGCCCCCAACTGGCTTGATTACATACCTAACTGCCGGTGCATACCTGGACAGCGAAGGCGCACCCCGTGACGGCCGCCGTTCATGCGTGGTGGAACCCTTCACTTCCGCAACCATCGTTGACAGCCTGAAAGGTTTGTTTGTTCCTTCCGACGTGATCGGCAAGCAATACACCAAAGGCATGATGGGCCGCGATTCCGCTGGTATGAACTGGTACATGGATCAAAACGTTGTGAACCAAACTTTTGGTTCTTACACCGGCAAAACCTTGTCCGTGGCCACCAACAGCGCATCGTTTGGCATCGCCACCGGTTGGGCGCAATTTGGTACTTTGCAACTTGTTGCATCTGCCGCATTGACCTTGAACCAGGGCGACGTAATCCAAATCGCTGGCGTGTTTGCTGTCAACCCACAAAACCGCGCTGCCTACGGTTCCGGCAAACTTCGCAACTTCGTTGTGCAGTCAACCACCGCCGTGGCAACTGGTGGCGGCACGGCCGTGACTGTATCGCCCGCGATCATCACCGGCGGCCAATTCCAAAACGTTGTTGTGCAAACCACCAGCGGAACCGCTGTTGTAACGCCCTTCAATAACACCGGCACAGTCAGCCCACAAAACTTGGTATTTCACAAGAATTTTGCGACCCTGGCAACCGCTGATTTGGAATTGCCTGACGGGGTTCACTTTGCGGGCCGTGCGTCCGACAAAGACCTGGGGCTTTCCATCCGTGTGGTGAGGCAATATACAATTAATAACGATTCCATTCCTACGCGCTTGGATGTGTTATATGGTTGGGCGCCTTTGTATCCTGAACTTGGTTGCCGTGTTGCAGCCTAAAAAAAGCGGGGTGGCTTCGGCCACCCTTCATTAAACTTATTTAAGGAAAAAATCATGAGCAATCCAGGGCCAGCATCAACCCAAACGAACACCCCAACCAATTTGGCAACCAACCAGGCTTTGCGCCTGATTGCGTCGGCCCAAGGTGTTAACTTGAATTCTGTCGCCGATACCATCGCCCCCATCCTGGTGGCTGGTGACGTCAGCGTTCAAAGCATCATTGTTGCCAACGCAAGCGTTGACCTGACAACCGCGCAACTTGCTGTTTACACCGGCCCAGGCGCCACCGGCACGGCTGTTAAGTCGGCCTACGCGTTGACCGGCAACAGCACCAGCGCCAAAGTTGTTGTGACCGCAGCAACTTCAACCGATTCGATTACAGGCACACCCTTGTATATTCGAAACACTACCGCCCAGGGCGCAGCGGCCACCGCCGATGTGTTCATTTACGGTTACGACCTGACGTTCTTGCCTTAATTGGGCATGAAATGAAAAGAGGCCGCCCCCAAAAAGGGTGGCTTTTTTTCTATGGTAAGCACTATAATTTTGAAAACACGGGAAAGGGTTAAAAATGGTAAATCTTGAAGCCATCCGGCCAAGCGGGCCAACTTACGCGCTTGATTTAACTGTATCGGCGTCATCGGCTTTGCTGATTACGCCTTCGACCAACGATCAAACGAATTACGTGATTCTTTTGAACACCGGAAGCGATAAAGCGGCCGTCACAATGGCGCCTGAATCGGCTAACCTGGTGACGCCGACAATTGCCAGCACCGGCAATTCCGGTTCCTTCGTGTTACCTGGCGGCATGAATTTTCCCATTGTGATCGCAGCCCCCAAAGGCCCGTTCTACATCAAAGGGATTAGCAGCGGCACAAACACACTTTACATTACCCCCTGCCAAGCAGATTAAGGGGGCGCCATGTCGAACAGCACCGCTGTTACGAACACGACGAACATCAAACCGGTTCAGGGGCTTTTTCAGCCTGAACCGACTTTTGATTTAATTTCGTTTGTCGGCCCCGCTGGCAGTTTGTTTTTTGCCCCAATCAATCCGATTCAATCGGGTTTGACCATTACCGACAGCACGATTGATTCGTCCGTCATTGGTGGAACCACGCCAGCAGCCGGTTATTTCACCAGCATTTACGCAACCACCGGCCAGGTGGCCACAACCCCTTCAGCCGACACCGACATTGCCAACAAGGCTTACGTTGATTCTGTCGCCCAGGGCTTGGATGTGAAAGCATCGTGCGTTTACGCGACCACAAACAACATCACGTTGTCCGGCCTGGCTGTCCAGGCTGGTGGCGATTGGATTGCCACGCTGACCGCGGGCGACCGCATTTTGGTCAAAAGCCAAACCAACCAGGCAGCCAACGGAATTTATGTGGCCAGCGCCAGCGGATGGACGCGCAGCGCCGACATGAACACCTGGGCCGAAGTGCCAAGCGCTTTCACGTTTGTGGAATCAGGGACAACCCTAAGTGATACCGGTTGGGTTTGCACATCCAATCAGGGCGGCACAATTGACGTGACGCCAATCACTTGGTCGCAGTTTTCGGGCGCGGGTTCTTATTTGGCTGGTACAGGGTTAACCCTGACCGGCAACACATTCAGCATCACCAACACCACGGTGGCCGCTGCCGCTTACGGTTCGGCTTCCCAGGTGGCCACGTTCACCGTGAACGCCCAAGGCCAATTGACATTGGCAGCCAGCACCAGCATTGCGATTGCTGCAAGCCAAGTCATCAGCGGCACAATTGACAGCGCCAGGTTGTCGGGTTCTTACACCGGAATTACCGGCCTTGGAACTTTGACCGACCTTACCGTGACCAACACAATCACGGGTTCGATTTCCGGCAACGCGGGGACGGCTACAACGGCCACCACGGCCACAAATTTGGCTGGTGGTGCATCGGGTTCGGTTCCTTACCAAACGGCCGCTGGCGCCACTTCTTTCCTGGCTGTTGGGGCCAATGGCCAGGTGTTGACCTTGGCTGCGGGTGTTCCAACCTGGGCAACGCCTACGGTTGGCACGGTAACGTCAGTTGGCGGCACGGGTACGGTGTCCGGAATTAGTTTGTCGGGTACTGTCACCAGC